TTTGGGCGTCGGACAACTCATCGAGCAGACCGTAGATTTCCTCACGGTTCTTGCGGGGCACCCGCAGCAGGTTCCGCAAAGTGACAGTCTTACCGTCACCCAACTCCACCTGGCACGGTGCGAACTCCCGCTCAATTTCTTCCCTCATCGAATCGAGGGTAAACACATTGGACATGGCGAACCTTTCAAAAAGTTTGTGGCGGGCCTAGATTGGCGGGTCAAAGGGAGGGGGAAGGGACGGCCCGCCAAGACCACTTCCCCCTCCCGGCCTATCCTCAGACGAACAAGTCCTTGTTGATCCAAGAGAACTTGACCTCAGAGTTGTACTTCAGGAACGTCGCCCGAACAGGCAGTGACGCGAACTCGTCGGTTGCCATTTCGATAGCGTCGTCACGGCGGAACGACGCCTTGTGGGCGTGGAAACCAACCTTGTTGGCACCGTCAACCACAAGGATGAACAAAGCCTTCTCCACCGGCACGGTGGTACCACCGGCTACACCGAACGCACCTGGGGTGCCCGCAAGGCCGTCCTTGCCGTAATACAGTTCCAGCGCACCGTTATCGAACTGGTGCAGCTTGAAGGTCAGGTAATCCTGAACCGGATCGGTTTCGACCTCGCGCAGCGACTCGTTCTGCCACGTCCCACGAACCTCCAAATCCCCACCGTCATAGCCGAACTCGGGTAGGTCGGACCGGCTGGTATGGCCCACGTTGACCCACGCCACAGGCAGTGGGGCCTTCGGATCGGCAACCACCGTCGAACGCCCAGCCTTGCCGCCAGCGGCGTCATCATCGACATCCGGGGTGACCCCAGCATCAGGGGCTACCTCACCTTCACCCAACGCTTCACGAATCAGCTTCGGCAAATCCAGAGCGGCAAGCTCAACAGGGGTCGGTGCAGCAGTACCGACCGGGGCCGTGAAAATGAACCCGGTCGCAGCAGTCAACACTGCTTTATCATTGATTGGCATATCTAATTACTCCTGGTTATATGAGTGAAGGGGGTCTAACCCCTAGTGCTATAAGCCCCTGGACCCGCCAGGAATCTTGAAAAAGGGACGAGAACTGGGTGGCACCCATCGTTTCCTTGATGGAGTGCAGGTACCCGGCCTCGGTTTGTTTCTGAGTGAGAACAGCGTCGTACAGCACTTCTAGTGCGTCCTCGTACAACTGCTCAGTTTCAACCAAACCCGCTATGCCGAAAGAGGTCAACTCGATGATCGGCATGGCTAGTTGGGTTGGCCGGCGGTCATGTCGCACACCGCCGATCCTGCGAACATTCAGCAGAGGGAACTCCCGATAGTCAATGTCTTCAACCCAAGAACTGACTTTCACATCGGGAAAAGCTTCCCGCAGGATGGGGATGACGATTGCTTGGATACGTGGTATCCGCGACATGTTCACTCCCTTCCTATGCTTGTATGTACGCCCCGGTCATGATGTAAAGCCCAAATGGGGCTTTGGTTTTGACGTGGGAGAGTCTTCCTCCGGGTCCGAACACACCAGAAGGTGCGTGACCGTATTCCAACGCCATAGCGCCCATCTTGTACGCCTCCAAGTTCACGAAAGCGTCCACAGCGCCGTCCTCGACGGTGATCTTCGTTTTGTTGCCGGGGTCCGCGATCTTGAACCACTGTGTCGAAGCCCGCGCTGAATCCAGCCGCACTTCCGCGATCCTGCCGATCCTGCGTGCCTCAGACTTAACCTCGTTATGCACACCGGGCATGTTGGCGACGATCCCGTTCAACACCTTTTGCGAATACAGTTGCGCCACTAAAACCTCCGCAACACATACGTCAAATGCGCCGTCCTCGGAGAAGCCCTGAAATGCATCGCATCCCCGTGGACAGCCCACCGAACACCCATCCACTCAACCTGAGACTGGGCACCCAACACACACTTAAACCCGCGAGGGAAACGAAGCGAATACATCTTCTCCGTTTCAAAACCCTCGTTGTCCTGCTCAGCCCTACGGGCAGAAGTGCCGGACTGGCCTATCGGCTGGATACGAGCCCTGGCGTGGAACCCGCACTTAGCAGGCTGGGTTTTGATGTTCCCGTCAGCGTCCTCAACAACTTCCTCCGGGTAAACGATCACACACTGGTTACCACGATCCAGAAGACTCACAACAGCCCCCTTAGAGCACCTTCGGCGGCGCGTTCACGTTGACAACCAAAGCGCCAGCAGCGAACTTCGCTCCACCACCGTGCATGATCGTCAACAAGTCGGGCTGCGGCTTGCGATCCTCGAAGATGACGATGCGACGGCCATCCTTGTCGGACGCCTCCCACAAAACCTTCGCTGGTCCACCGGAACCGGACTGCACGTATGTGCGGGCCGGGGTGGTGGCTACAGAAGACACACCCAGATAGCGGCGGTCCCCATCGAGCTTGGGGAAGGTGGTTTTGTCGTTGCTGCCGCTACCACCGGCCCATCCCGCTGACGCGCTCTGAACCCAGTTGCTTACCGTCACAGAGTTTGAGGCGAACGTGTACGTCGGATTACCGGCACGGCCAGTCAAATTCAACCCGGTAGTGCAAGTGACCACAACCTCCTGCGGACCCTGACCCGGTGTGATCGGCAAGTCGTAGTACTGCACCGCGCCGCGAGTCGCATCAGTGGCGCTGCCGCCGGTCAGGAACTCGTTGCGGTAGGTCATCGTCTTGCCGCCGTAGGTGACTTTGATCGTCCACTGCGAACCACCAGGAACCACAGACGGGATCGTGTAGGCCAGGAACACGAAGGCGTAATCGTCAAACTCACCAGGGGTGTGCATGTATCGGTTCGTCATCGTGTTCAGCGGCGTGACAACGTACTCGCCCTGGCCGACAGCGGTGTTGGAGACACGCACCAACGCCGGGTCGGGTAGCGCCAAACCGCCGCCAGCAGCTTCCAGGGCTGCCAGGCGGCGATCAATCTCTGACAGAGCAACCGGAGCAACCTTGTCAGCCTTCAACACATCCACATCTGTTTGCATTGAGCGAATCGCAGCCGTGATAGCTGTGTGGTCACAATCCCCCCCGGGGGGGAGTGTCCGGTTGAAGGTCTGCGCGGCACCTGTGCGGGTCCGGTCACCGAAATGCGTTGTCACTTACTTACCTCCTGGGAAGTCGATGCCGGTGGCTTCGACCAACGCCGTCAGCAGATCGTTGAGCAGCCAGAACATCTCAGTGATGGACTGCACCGTCGCAGTCGGCCCGTTCATGGCATCCATAACGTCCCGCACCAACTTCTGCAATTCGTTGTGGTTGGTGTACACACCGCTGAACAGGTCGACAATGGAGTTCTCCCACCGCTCGAAGAAGGCCTTATCGACGTACTTGTCGATCACGAAGGCGACAATCTCCGCGTCCTGAGCCTCAAGCCGCACAGTCTCATCAACCGCGAACGCAGCCTGCTCACGCAGAGAAGCGATATCGGTTTCAGTGATCTTCTTCGCCAACTCGGCTTCCAGCGTGTCGATACGCGCCAACAAAGGAGCCAACGCCGCCTCAACAGCAGCCGTATCAACACCGGACGGGTCAATCGCATCATCGACCGTCAACACCCGCTTGCCGTTCACCGACAACGAACCGTCAGGCAACTCCATGTCCAAAGACACAGGCTTATTCGGGCCGGAAATATCCAAACCCTCAATGCTGACCTTGCCGTCATCAGTGTTCAACCTGATGCTCTTCGGCATCGCCTTGAACTGAGACTGGATCGCCTGCTGGATCATAGGGCCGAACTCAGTGAGTTTTTCTTCCAGCAGTTCCAGCACAGCCGGTTCACCCAAACCGGGAGCAGGTAGATTAGAGACAGCCGCAGCAATCGAAGCCTCAACCTGCTGCAACGTCACACCAGCAGACTGCGGGACACCCGCAATCGCAGTATCAATCAACGTCTGGACCTGGGCCTGGGTCAGACCCCCAGTGACCACCCCGCCGCCTAGTGACCCGCCACCATTCGGCAGGACACCGTAATCATCCTGAAGTGTTTGGTAGATCAGTTTCTTAACACCGATCACCGTGAAAACTGTTGTCATACCTTTTTAAACCTCCGACTCGCCCAACACAGTGATCCCGTTACCCAACAACACCGAAGGCACCAAAGTCGTCAAACGGTTCCGGTAAACACCCAGCATCGCCCACTCATCAGAAGTCAACATCAACTTCCCCGTAGCAAGGTCTTTCGACAACTGGTAGGTGTAATTACCGTCCGTTTCACTGACATAGCCCTCGGGATTGCGGGCGAGCCGCAGCACCGCATCAGCCTCAACCTGAATCAAATCTTCGACATCAATCAAACCGTCAGCGAGACGATCATCAAGATTGGGCACCCTGCGACGAATCAGACGCTCAACGTCCTCCAAGCGAACAGAAACAAGTTCCCGTTCCTCGCAGGACAAGTCGCGTGACCAACGCACCGCAACATCATCAACGGATGCGTAAGCCATGCGTCACTCCTCGTCGCTAACAGGTTCCTCAACAACAGCGGCGGGCTTCCTGGCGGCACGCTTACGCGCCGGCTTAACCGGTTCGGCAGCCTCAGCGGGCTCCCAACTGCCAGTCTTCACAAGTAGTTCGGCCAGCGTGTCGGGAACTTCAGCCTCGACACCGTTAGCTTTGTTTTTGATCTTCATATTTCCTCAACTGTTCTTCTAGCTCGGCAACTCGTTCCTCAAGCCGCGCAATACGCCGGATATATCCCGTTCGCTCAACCATCTCAGCAACATTGTTGATGCTCGAAAGGGCCTGTAGATGGTCAGGATTAACACACAAGCGGTTAGCGCAAGTGTGATGAATCGTCACACCATCAAGGTTCTCGTCAGGGTGGAACAAACTGTAGGAATACCTATAGGCCATGACGGTTCTTGACCTGGAATCGGTCGGTATCTTGTTCAGTGGGAATGTGCCCCTCTTGCAAGATGTCCAGTTCCAGCAGCCCGCCAAAGTCCCTAAGATCAACACGATCCCAAAATCGGTCTTCCTCCGACCAGTCAAGACGCAACTTGCGGAGTGGCACTAAAGCCTGACCCTTTGCGCGCTGGTTGGCGTGCCCGATACACAGTTCGCCCCTGCGTGGCTTGTCGCAACCTTGGAACGAGCAGCGAGGAGGGGCCGGGGTTACCGGCCCCTCCAACACCGCGAGGGTCACTTGACCAGTTTCACAAAGCTCTCGGGGTCGTTGACCAGGACACCGAACTCGGCCTCCACACGGACAGCAACCAAGTTGTTCTGCCAGAGTGAAACCAGACCGGAGCCGTCACCATTAGCGGACAGATCCAGGGTTGCCTGGTCTGAAACGTCGTAAGACAGACCGCCGATTTGGCCCCACACAATCTGGGTCCAATCGCCCTGGAAACCAAGAACACCGGTATCGGTGTTCGGCTTGGTGGGGTCGGTGACGTGATCCGACAGGAAAGTCGGACGCCCCAGAACCCGGCCCTGCCGGAACGGGGAGTTGATGTCGGTGTAGGTCGACTCGATGAACAGCGGACGATCAACCTTGTCCTTAGCCGCGTTCAGAACCGGCTCGGCAATGTCATCGAACAGGGTGCCGTTCCACTTCTTGTTGTCAGCAACCAGAAGCGACAGACCCTCATTCAGTTGATCGAACGCGGTCGAACCCGCCCCGCCAAGCTGAATGGACTTCCCGGTGTCGGCAACACACTTGCCGAACGGGCTGTCAACACCGTGCAGGACAGCGCCGTCGAAGGCAATCGCAATCGCCTCAGCGACCTTCTGCCGCATGGTGTTCAGGTAGTTCGCGGGGTTAGCACGCACAACCTCGGAGCTTGCCGCGAAGATCGTAGCGATCTTGTGGGGGACGATGTCCTGCTTGGTCATGTCGCCCTTGGTGACAGGCTTCTGCTCACCCTCACCAACCCACTTGGCCCGAACATCGCCGGTCCAGTGCGGGATACGAACACCAGTCGGACCCAACGGAATCCGACGAGCAAGCTGCTGAACAACAGAGGTCTTTTCGATCTCGGCGAAGTAATCCTGCGCCAAAATCGGGTCCAGGTAACCCTGGAACATGGTATCCCCGGTAAGCGCAACAGTGCTCGGGGTATTGAAAGCTGGCATATCTTTAACTTCTTTCTAATGAATTAGAGTCTCAAGCGCCGACGATCCGCTTCACAGTCTCCAAAAGTGGATCACCGTTCAACGGAAGAACATTGCCTGAACCCTGTGATGGGTCAACAGGACGCTCCCTCGCAGGAGCCTTGTCCAGAAGCGACTTAACCCGCTTCACGCTCTCCGAAATCGTTTCCTCATCAGAGCCCTGAATCAGAGCAGCCACATCAAGGATGTCCTCAGTAGGAATCCCCTCAGAAACAACCGCCTTCAACTTCAACAACTCCACACCACGAACAGACAGTTCGCCTTTGAGTTCATTGAACGCGGACTCACGCTCCGAAAGTTGCCCCTCGTAATCGCGGATAACCTCGGCCTTAGCCTTCTCCACCGCATCATTACGTTCGGTGCGGTACTTAGCGGCCTCCTGCCGAAGCCCCTGAACATAATCAAGGGAGAAAGTTTCAGGCGCAGCAACCTCCGGGGCCGGCGCTGAAACAGATTCGGTAGTAGCGGTATCGGACATAGTTTCGCCTCCTGGGCGTTAGTTGAGAGCCCATCAAGGGCTCACGGGTTGAAAATGGTTAAGCGGCCCGCAAAGCCGCCCAGTCTGTAGCCTCACCGGAATCGAGCATCAACCGAAGCTGATTGATCGCCTCACGGTTCTTAGTGGTGGCAAGCCACCGCTTCTCCTTAAAGGAGTAATACTTTTTGTCCGGGTTCTCCTCAAGAACCTCATCCGCTTTCACAGTTGCTTTCTTCCACAACTCCAAAGCGTTACGGGACTCCTCACGCCCCGGCCAATCCTTCAAATCGAACACCGGAACAACCTTGCAGTCACAGTTCGGATGCCACTGATCCATGAACTCCGACAAATCCGCGCCCTCGTTGATGAGCTTCAAAGCCTCACTGTCAGGCAGATCCAAACCGGCTGTGTCAGCACCGAAATAGACGGGGCCACGGGACACCAGCATCAAACAGAAAGCGCAAGTCTCTCTGCCTGTGGCGACACGCGCCCAACCCTTCACCCGGCGCAAAGGAACAACCTTGTTTTTGCCGCCCTTACGGACAACCTCAAACTGCGGTTGCTCATCCTCGATACGTTCCTGCACCGGCTTATCAGCCTCAACCGCCTTGATGATCTGCCGGCGACCCGCGTTCTCAACCTCACGAACCGCCAACGCCGCAACCTGACCCGACACCACATTCGGTGAGGACTCCTGCGACATCAACGGTCGAACCGGTT